CGTCATTCTCCTCGATCACCGCACCGCTGCGGTGTGAGTGTGTTATGACGCATGCATTCCTGGGATGCGGGTGGCTTACGCTATTCCGTAAATTGCCCACGAACTCACGCAATAGCGTAAGCCATGGGTGCCCATGGGAGCGCTGGAGACCCATGGGAACGCCGCGAACGCCTGGACGCCAGAGAGCTTGAGACTCCCTGGCGCCTGGTCTTAATGGACGATCAGATCGGACCCCCAATCCTCATGGGCACAACAGGCGATCAGTGCGATCGCCGCGAACACGAGGATCCAGCTCAATATGCGTCTCCTCTCTTGGCCTTGCGGCGTTCCCAGCGAGCCCGGCGGCCGGCGCGTTCGATGTCGGCGTCGAGATCCCTGGTGCTCATCGGCGCAATGCCGGTGGCGAGCGCATAGGCAATGCTCTCCTCGCGGTAGTCGCCGCCGCGGTCGGTGCGGTGCGCTCTCACGAGCGCACCTGACCGATCTTGAGCGCAACGCCGTTGGTCTCTGACCAGCGACCGCGAACCTTGCTGACGTGACGACGCGAAGCACCGCGCATCTCGTTACCGTGAGCGTGCGCAGGTGCGCATTTGGTCACACCGTTCTTTGCGATGTGCGCTGCGATCATCTCTTGCTGTGTCATGTGCGTTCAACCTTCTCTTTCGCGGTCACCGCGACCGCTGAAGAGAAATTGCGCTGATTCGCTGCGGACTGCGCGCGGCTTCGAGATACAGACAAAAACGCCGTTTCTGTCTGTATGGCGGCCGGGGAGCGGCTTTTGCGCCATGGCTTCCCATGGGAGCGCTGGGTCATTTAACAGTAGGGCTGTTAAATACCGCGGCACTGTTAGATCCATGGGTTTCCAGGAGGACGCTGAGAGCCACGGTGCCAGGGGTTCCCAGGGTGCCAGGAGGACGAGGACGCCATGGGTGCCCATGGATTTTCCCGCATGTCAGATGCGGAGAAGTTGCGCGCAAATGGGATTCTTGCGCCATGGCGGGTTTCGCGCAAACAAAAAGCCGGCGCCCTTCTCAAGAGGCAGCCGGCTCTTTGCCCCACCAGGCGTTCGTTGGTCCGGCCGCGGGAGGAGATTGAACTCTACCGTGTCCGGCGAGGCGCCTGGCAGTTCGGTCTTGGGAATTTAGGTGGCTACATCACCGTGCGCAAGCGCTCGTCGCCGGTCTCTTCGTATTTGGCGTATGCCTCGGTGCCAGGTTCAGGGAGCGCCAGAATCTGAAACAGATCGAAGCCAGTGCCGCCCGCTCCGGTCTCATCGAGATCGTGGCGAGCCTTCTGGAGCTTGGCGATCAGCTGCTCCACGAAGTCGATCTTCCCAGGGTGCGTGTCCTCGCCGGGGTCATTGCCGACGATCAGCACGGACTCAAGATAATCGGCGAGCTCGGCGCTCATGGTGATCGTGGCTCGCACGGTCTTTGGGTTGCTCATGGTCTCTTGTCTCCTCTGCGGTCACCGCGACCGCTTGAGTCTTAATAGCATTGCTGCTAACACACACAAGCGGGTTTGGAACCCACGGAGACGCAGGATGCCGAGTATCCGAGGACGCCTGGATGCCATGGACTTGAGGACGCCTCGGACGCCTGAACCCTGGAGACCAGCATACCCATGGGCTGATAGCGCACCTGCCGCGCGCAGGAGTTGGCGGATTTTGCTAACTATTGGGATTTAGCGGGATTCCGGGTATTTTGGAGCGCCGCTGTGTAGGGCGAAAATGCGTGTGAGGGGTTTGTTGGGTCTGCGTGCGCGAATCGACCGCCAAACTATCGGAGATTCCACCACACATTCGCATGCCTTCCCACACACACGCATTCCCATGGGATCGAGGCACTCCTTTGGGTCTCTATACCCTATTGGGGATGCCTCTCCGTTATACCCTATGGGCACTAGCAGTCGCACGAGCACCCTTGGACGCCTTGCCCTTACGGACTCTCCTAGCCCACTTGGCTTCGACGTTCCTTGAGTTGCGATGCCAGCGTATCTTTGCCTTCAGGCACTCGAAGCATCCCCATGTTGTGAGATCCTTGGCATACCTGTCCTTCTTGATGCCGTGCCTACAGCGACTACTCATGGACGCCTGATCCCCAGTCGCTCATCGAGCCATTGGCGGTAAGCCTCACCCTCTGCTTCACGCCGGAGCCTATTCATTCTCTGTGCGTGGGCCAGTGCCTCATTGGCTTCCTTGATGGTTGGGAGCTTCATGACCAGCTCGCATAGCCTGGCGTTCGTTCCAAGGCTTCCTGTTGCAGTCCTAGTTCCGCTCGCGTCTTTGCGACGAGTGGCAACTGATCCGGTGGGCATGCGTCCTCGCCTAACCAGTTTTCGAGGCGGGTGAAGGTCGTGTCTTGGTTGTGGGTATACAGGATCGCCGCGTGTTTGAGTGCCTCGGCGAGATTGGGGAAGTCCTGATACAGGTGCATGCCTTCGCAATCGTCCCAGTGCAGTCTGAAGCCTCCCTCGGGGATGGTCATCGCCGCACCATTCCGTCGATTGCGTCTAGGTCCGCCAGTTTCAGGACGCCTTTGCTTGATTGCGTGTCGATGGTTGGCCTGAAATGCTCCAGCGCCTCGATCAGCACTCGCCGTTGTGCTTCGGTGAGCCTAATCATCCGGTTGGGCGTATACGGCGTGTGGATATATTCCCGTTTTGATGAGCGTGGGCTTTTCATTCGTCGTTGCCCTTTGCCATGCGTGCGTTGCGGTTCATTGGGTATTCGATCTGCGTCCATCTGATGCGACCGATGGTTGGCTCGTCTGCCCTTAGCCGATCGAGCGCTTCCATCTCTGTGATGCCGCGGACGGTTCCGGTTTTGCCGGTGGGGAACGTCATGCCGTAGTCGTCGCGCTCGGTGCGTTCTTCCCAATGCCATATCTTCGCCTTGGGGTGCGGCTCGCCGTAGAGCTTGATGCTGTGGGTCATGCCTGCCACCATCCCCGATCCCATGCTCCCCATACCTGCGGTTCGAGCGCTTGGTTATGTGGGTTGGCGCCTCGTTCCTTTCCATCGAGCTTGGCTTGCCGGCCGGCTTCCTCTGCTCGGTCGCGTTGCAGTTCGCGGCGTGCTCGATTGGGATTGTTATGTCCGTGGCCCATACCTACGCTCCTATGATCGCCCAGTATCCCGGCGCCTCGACGTATATGCCGTCCGTGCGCCGCTCCTGGTAGCTGATGCCAGCGCCAGTGTAATAGATGATTGCCGTGTCCAGGAGCTTCATGTCGGTGTCGCTCGGCACGGTGGCTTGGATCTCGGCTTTCCAGTGGGGCTTTGGCTGCACGAGCTCGAAGGCTTCTTTGAGCTGCTCGCTGGTGTAACCGCCGCGCATCGCGTCAAGCCAGGTGTCTAGGTTCGTCACGTTCATCTCCTCTCGGTCACCGCTGACCGTGATTCGTTGATAGACGATGCTTCGGTGGGGTGCGCGTGGCTTTTAGAACGTGCCGACATGCTCTTCCCATGGACGGAGCTCGGCCCGCTCGATGTTCTCGACCCAGGCATCCGGTGCATACTGGGCGAGGGTGGTCACTGGAACGCCGGTGTCCTCATGCACGACCAGGCTATCCTTGAAGTGCTTCTGCGCCATGATCTCCTCGATCTCCTTGGGGTAGCGCTCGTCGAGGGTGATGAGGATGAAGCCGCTGACCCGCTCTGCCGTGCATGGATCCCCGTTCATCCATTGGACCGGCCGCTTCCAGTCGACGGGCGGGCGTTCGAGGAGCATTTAGAACGATCCCCATCCGGGTAGCTCTTCTAGCGCTTGCATGCGTCGAGCGCGTCTAGCTTGCTCGAATATCTCTCTTGCGCGTTCTCGCTGCTCTGCGAGCGTCTGTGATGCTTCGCGGTCGCGTTTCTCTTGTGCAATGCGCTTGATCGCTTCGCGCTGCGTTCGTTCGCTATCGAGGGCAAAGCCAACCTGCTGCTCCAGGCATTTTCGTGCGACCAGGACGCCAGCTTTCTCGGAGAGGATGCGCAGCGGCTTGGCGTTGTGGTCCTTGGCGAGGATGATCGCCGCCTGGATCGCCGTGGATACATCAGGTTGCGTGACGGTCTGAAACATGCCGTCCTCGTCCTCGTATTGAAGCGTGACGCTCATGCCGTGGCGAGGAAGAGCTTCTTGCTCATCGCTGGGATGCCCTTTCTCGCCGTTCCCGCAGTGTGACGTAGGCGGCGTCCCTGGCTTCCTGTGACCCTGCCTCGCGAGACAGTCGGTCGAGCTCGGCGTTGGAATAGATCGTGCTGCTGAATCTTTCGAGGCAGCGTTCGTAGCGGTCGCTCATATCCGCCGAGCCTTCCGCTTCTTGTTCTTGCCGAGCATTCGCTTGAGGCTCTCGCTCTGCGGTCGGTAGCGCTGCGCATGCCGTGGATGCATGCCCAGGTCGTATTTCAGGCCGCGGAAGTCGTATGGATCCGGCGGTGGTGGTGGGGCAGGTGGCTCCGCTGCCTTGCGAGCGTCGATCTGCTCGCGGGTCTCGAACTGCGGATGCCCTGGATAGTGCGGTGACAGCACCCAGCCGCGGCGGTTCACCCAGTCCTCGCCAATGTCGCGAGCGCAATCGCCGCAATACCACTTGTCCATGCCGTGGTTGTAGAAGAGCGCCGGCTCGGCCTGACATGACTGACGGTTGCAGGCGCCGCCTTCGAGACCCTTGTTGGGTTTGAGGGGCGCGTCGAGCGGGAGATCGCCGTAAGCCATTAGCTCCAGTCTCCTGCACGGTAGGCGGGGTTCGCATCGCATGCGGGGTGATGGGTGCCGTGCGGCTTGTGGCACTGCTTGCAGACCTGATCTTGGGGGCCTGGGGCGCCGTAGAACAGGCGGCGGAAGCCTGCGAACGCAATGTCGTAGGCGGCAGCCTCACGCTTGGTGAGATCGCCATAGTGGTCTCGCATGGTCTCCAAGGCTTCGAGGGTGCCAGGGAGCATGCGATCTTCCTGAAACTCCTTCACGACCGCCAGTGCTTCGTCGTTCGTCACGTCTTTCTCCTCATGCGGTCACCGCTGACCGTGATTCTCTTGTAGTCGGTGGTCCTGTCGGATGCGGGTGGCTTCGGGTGCCTAGAAGATCGCCAGGTCTTTCATCTCTTCCATGGCAGCATCCCTCGCGGCTCTCTTCGCGTAGATCGCCTTGTGGTGGTGGTAGATGCCGCTGTTGACCCGCAGCTGTGCGTTATGGCCGTCGAAGGAGAGAGCATCGATCAGCTCACCCTTCTTCGTGATGAAGCCGTGGGCCACGAGCTCCTCGTAGACCGGCGTGGACAACGGGTTGTCGGCACACGCCACGCCTTTGAAGAACTGGAGCCCTTCGAGCGCCGCCGGTGACAGCTCGTCGATGCGGAAATCGATCGGATTCCGCGGTAGCTCCACCATGTCGCTCATGGGTGCTTCTGCCAGAAGCCAACGCCGGCCGCGCGGGTGATGGACACCTTGCCCTGCTCGAACAAGCCGTTGAGCGCGATCACTGGGTCGAAGCCAACCTCCTGCTGGATCTCATCGGTCGTGCGGAGCCTGCCGTCCCTCAACAGGTAGAGGACGGCGTTCTCTTTCGCCGCGAGCGATTGGTCAGTTTTCGTCAAGCTAGGCGACTCCTCTGTCCTGGGTGGAAGCAGTGACCGACTAGCGCCTGGGGATGAAGGATGACGCGCTTGCCGTCCCACTCGACGGCGAGCCAGTGAATGCCGTTATGCGTGACGGTCACGAACTTGGCGCTCATCGGAAGAGCCTCAATCCAGACTCGACCGCATTGTCGCCTGCAGCGTCCCAACGCTCGCCGAAGTTGCTGAGCCAATGCATCGCCGCATCGAGCTCCTGCCTGCGCTCCTCGGTCTCGGCCGGCGGGATATAGTTGGACTTCTCACCGTCCCTCACCGCCCAGCACTCGAACATCAGCTCGTCGGCGCTCATGTTGGGCAGCTTGTGTGCCTCGCAATACGCCTTGAGTTCGTCGCACAGCTTCAACTCCTCTGCGCTCCATGACATTTGTCGTCTCCTCATCAGTCGAAGTCCACGTCCGACGCCCAATCGGCCCACTTCTCGCGCCAGTATTCCAGCTCCTCGCCTTCACACTTGCGGACGCCGTTGCAGAAACCGCCGAAGATGTGCCTCGTGCCGTTCACCGGCGGGAACACGTTGTTGCGATTGATGCTGCCTTTGAGGCTTTCGCGACCCTCGGACACGCGCCGGAACGGCTGGATCTCGTAGCGAGGACAGCCGCCGAGCATCTCGCCAATCGCGATCACGCGACCAAGGACGTAGCAATCATCCAGGAACTCGAAGTCATAGGAGCGAACCCAATCGCCCTTCTCGATCTTCACACAGTCCTCTTCGGTCTGCGACCGCCAATTCTGAATACCTGGCATTTCAATCTTCTCCTCTCGGTCACCGCTGACCGTGATTCTCTGTTACGCGAGCTCCGCTTGGGGTTCGGCTGGCAATTGATTGACGATGTGCGGGTATTCGTGCTCGCATCCGAGAATGCAGCCATGCTCGGCCGCCACGAACACATACTGATCGCCGGTGGCGTCGACCCACTCCTTGCATGCCGTGACCTCGTAGTTCACAGGTCCACGGCTACCCCAGTCCCCGCTGATATTGGCCGGCTCGCCGGTCGACCAGGCGATAGGCTTTTCCCAGTCGATCATCAGAATGAACCCCAGCCCTCGATCTCCACGGAAGCCTGGTCGAGTGCCTCCTGCAGTGCCTCGCGCAGCTTTGCTGGGTCAGGCGGCGGGGCGCCTGCATCGAACTTGCTGCGGATAGCCTGGCCCGCGAGGAGCTGCTCGAACTGGGCGTAGGATATGACCGTGGTGCCGTTGCGTTTCGCCGCGGCTGCCTTGGTCGTGTCGCTGCGCGATGCCACGAGGTAGTCGGTGTGCGGATACACCTTGTCGTGGATCGTGAAGCCGCGAGCCTCTGCCCTCGCCGACCAAATGTCGCGGGTGACAAGCTGGCCGCCGCTCGTGCCCTTGCCGGTGAAGCAGATGGAGCTCATGGTTCCATCACAATCGTCAGCTCGGGCCAATCGACTGCACGAGCAGCGCCGTCGAATTTGGTGCCGCTCACATCGTCGAGGATGAGGCGCATGCGTGTGATGCCCTCGTGATCGTCGAAGCCGTTGTAGGTGACGTGGGCGTCCCACAGCTTGAGCGCCTGGTCTGGATCCTCGGCGACGATGAACCAGTCGAGGTTGTCGCCCATCGGATCGTCAGCCTGGACGTGATAGAGCTTCATTGGTGTCTCCTCATTGCTCGACTGGTGTCGAGCATTCGTTCGTGGATTGCGGGTGGGTTCGAGCGAGCCCGTCAGACGCGCTCACAGAGCGCGTGGGAGCGTCGGTGGTGTCGTCAGACCTGACGACCTCCCCAAGCTCGCTGGTGACGCTTAAATCGCGTCTCCCGCGCGTGTTGCGTGGTGTCTGCACGGTCGCTTACCAATCGAACTCGGGGAGCCCTTCGATCAGCTCTGCGTCTTGATCGATGAGGATCCAATCGCACTGCTCAGCGATAGCCTGGTCGAAGATCGCCATGATGTTGCCGTCGATGCCGTCCTGCACGAGATCCTCGCGCTCGATGCCACCGATCGGAAGGAGCCAGCCGTAGGCGCCGTGTGGGTAGACGATGAAGCCGTCCGTCCAATCGCCGGGCTTCTGACCTTCGATGTCCAAGGCCACGCGCTCGGCGAGCTCCTCGGACTGCTGTTGGGTGATGTGCGCCGTGGACAGGCACAGCATTTTCTCGACGCTCATGGGAACTCCTGAAATGCGGGGGTGCCCAGCGCGGACACCCCCGACTGTGGTGACTTGTTAGAACGCCGGCAGACCGGAGGCCGCGGAACCTAGATCCATCGCACCGGGCGGCGGGGTCTGTGGGGTTGGGGACGCTGCCGCCGCATGAGCAGCTGCGACCGCGGGTGCGGAGACCTGGGCGGCGTTCGCCGCGATGATGAACTGCCGCGCGTAGCTCTCGGTCGCCTTGTGCATCCTGCCGGTGCGCAGGTTGAGCATGTCGATGGGGTATTTCGGCCGGTTGGGCGAGTAGCCCTTCAGCTGATACTGCTCGCCAGTCCGACGATCGTGGATAATGGCGTTGTAGTGATGCTCGGTGAGACCGGCGAACCGACCGTAGATGCCGAGCTCTCGCCTCTCGCGAGCCTCGATCGCGCTCGTATCGTTGGTCTTGGCGGTCACCTTGATAACCAACTCGTCGGTGCCGATCTGACCGCCGCCGGCCGTGATGTTGAGACCGTGGCGCTGCGCGAGAGCCTGGAGCTCCTGCTGAATTTCTGCGGAGAGCATTCTGTGCCCGGCCTTGTTGAACTGCTGAAACATTCGTTTCTCCTCGTCTAGCGGTCACCGCGACCGCAGGTGTGTTGTGTGACACGCACCGCTGGCATGCAAATGGCTTCAGTCGATGGTCATGAGGATGCTGTTCTCGTCGCGCAGACGAGCACGGAAACGGCCTGGCTGCATGCAGTAGCCTTTGTTCCAGGTCTCACTGAGGCGCTTCTCTGCTTCGAGCGCCGTGGACTCGTAGAGCTCCACCTTCTCGATCACATCGGGAGTGCCGATGCGCGTGACGGTGATGGTGAACTTTGGTTTCTGTTTAGGCATCAATCTTCTCCCACTTGTCGATTTCGATCAGCGAGAGGGTGCGACCGTTGTCCCATTTGACGCCGATCTGCACCGCATCATCGCCCATGAACTTGAGCGGCGTAACGAATAGCACCGTGCCCGCGGCACCGACCGGAATGGGGTCGGGGTCAGCGCTCATGGGCGCCGTGAGGCGGATGCGGTCGCCTGGGTTCAGGTCACGCCAGCTCATTGTGGCCGCACCCCGCCTTGAGATTTCCATCGTCGTCATAATCCTCGTCGTCCTCGTCACGCTCTTGGTCGGGACCGATCTGGATCTCCACCCGATAACCGATGTCCGTCAGGTGCTTGAAGTCCTCGCGGAGCATGCGCTCGACTTCCTCGGCGCCAGCGTTCTCGAAATGGTCGGGCGTCTCGACCAGGATGCTCACTGCGAGATTGTTCTCGCCGTCGCCGATCACGTTCAGCGTGGCGTTCATGAAGTTCGCCTGCTGGTTGTCGCCGGTGATGCCGGTCTTGATCGTGAGCATATCCGTCATGCCGCGAGCAGCTCCCTTCCGCCGCGAGCGACGAACACCGGGCGCTCGATCACGCCGCGGGTGAAGCTCGCCTGGAGGGGCAGGGCGGTCGAACAGAAGGCGCATTCAGCGGACAGCCGGCCGATGTGCCAGTGAGTGCGACCACAGCCTGGGCAGTGGTTCGTTTCGTTCTCGCGATAGACGGCGTGATAGCCGCGAGCGAGTGGGTTGAAGGTCTGTGCCTGGAGGGGCAAGGTCTATCTCCTCATTGTCGGTCACCGCGACCGTGTGAGTGTCACCTACCATGCACCGCGAGCATTTCAAGTGGCTTGTTGCGCTGCCTGACAAAGAAGCCAAATCATACCCAAAATCCGTAAGGTATCGTCAGTTACGGTCAGGTATTTGCGCTAAAAGCCAAGCCATTACAGGCACTTGCTAGAAAAGGGCTATTTCGGCCATTTCGTCGAGCGCTTGCTGGCTCATGATCGCTTCAATCTCGGCCTTGGTTTCTGCCTCGTCTGCGATGCGCTGGTTCTCCTCGGCGAGCACCGTCAGTGCCAGCTGGTTCATCGCCTCGCCGTGCGCATCGTAGGCAGTGGTGAGGAGCTCGCGCACCTTGGTATGGGTGCGGCCGGTCGAGGACTCGCCGAATGCCCGAAGGGTCTCTTTCTTCTCGGCGAGGTAGACGCCGGCGAACCCAGGGTCGTGTAGCGCCACGTCCTGAATGTTGGAGATGATGTCGGCGATCTTCACGAGCATCGCGGTGGGGCCAGCGACGATCACGTTCGCCGCGGCTGTGCGGATCCTGGCTTCCCGACCCTTGATGTTCCGGGGCTTGGTCAGCGCCGCAACGTCGCGTTGGATCTGGTGGTTGAACTGAACGCCGATCTCTTCGATGGGCACGGTCGTATCTTCCACCACGTCATGCAGCAGCGCCACAGTGAGCGTTCGCTCGTCTGTAATGCCGTGCCGTATCAGGATGTTGGCGACTTCGATGGGGTGGTCGATGTAGGGGGAGCCGTCATACTTGCGTATCTGGTCGGCGTGAGCGAGCCTCGCGAACGCCAGCGCCTGCTTGGGCATCGGCTTGGACTCGATGTTACTCACCGACTGCCGCTTCTTCTGTTGAGCGATCAGCGCCTTCATGTGCGCTATCTCGTTCTTGACTTGCTCCGGTGTCATTCTCATGTGTGTGTTGTTGCACATGCAGTCGGTGGATTGCAATGGGAAAATGAGTGCGCGAGACTAAACGGAGATTCGCCAACCCTGCGCGTCCTGAACAAGCAGTCCTGGGCGCCCCTCGTCCAGCAGCTTCTGCGCCTGCACCCCTAGCTCCGGCGGTGGCTCATTGGTCAGATCGGTCCATCGGCGATATTGATTCTGCTTGCGGATATGCCCGGCTTGAAACGCCAGCGCGAGCGCCTGTTCTATGCTTTCGGCAATAACGTAGCGCAGATTATACCCACGATTGTAGATACCGAACAATCGCATCCGATAGGCCCCCACCCAAAGAGTGATATTAGCTCATTGGCTCCTAACCTCAATAGGTGTGAGTTACCGAGCGCAAGCTTTATGCGACCATTCTAAGACCGCTTCAAGATCATTGGGATCAACAGTTGATGCGTTCGCACAGCTCGTCGATCTCATTTGGGGACAGTGCCGGCGGCACACCGTCTTTAGCCTCGCGATCGTTGTTGGCGATGTCGCAAAGCGACTCCAGGAGCTGACCACTAAAACCCTGGCTGCTGATGTATACAATGCCCTCAACCACGCCCTGCCACAAGCGAAGTGCCGCGAGGATTGTGTCGCGCTGCCTGGGCGTGAACGTGTGGCTCTTGCCAGGCCCGTCATGCATCAACTCGCCGTCGCCTGTGTAGGAGACGGTGTTGTCGAACTCGTCGTCGCCAACCTCGTCGATCTGATAGCCGGTGATCTCGTCGGCATCGTCTGTGGCGATATGCTCGCCCGACTCCATGAGCAGCGCAGCCTTGCGCTCGTCGTCATTGAAGTGGAAGCGGTCATACTCAAGGCGCTCGTTCGCGTCGGGCAGTGCCAGGTCCGCGAGACGCATGGCCTCGGCGTGATCTGGCGCCACGATCAGGAACTTGGACCGGACGGTGCGATAGACGTGGACGAAATAGCGGTTCATCAGCGCGTTTCCATCTTGATGCGGTCTCCGGACAGGTGAATGACGATCTCCGTGGCACCGAGCGTGATCGCGCTGCGGAAGAATTGCAGATCGAGGGGCTCCACGAAGTCGTCACCGCCGCAGATGTCCCGCTGCCGGTCATACCAGTCGTCGAATTGCATCCTGTTGGGGTTGATCTCATTGGCATAGACCACGAGCTGCTTGGGGCCTTTGCCCTCGTTGAAGCTGGGGTCATTGAGGCCAGGCTTGCCGCCGCTCATGAGATAGGTGCCATGGTCCTTCACCAGGAAAACGGAGCGGTCGATCGCCTCGCCGTAGAAGGGGCCGGGGTCGTTCGCCGCGGCATGCTCGACGATCGCCTTCAGATCGTCGTTGATGGGGAAGGTGAGAGTGCCGCCCATCAGATCAGCCTCACGGCGTCTGCATCATCGATCAGTGCGATGAGGGCGCGCGTCTCGGCGACCTGTCCGTCGAAGATTTCCGCCAGCTGGTTGTAGTGGTGACGGGCACCCTCGGTGATGTCGCCGCGCGCAGCTTCGGTGCGCAGGGTCTTTGCGTTCTCCTGGAAGCGCTCGGACGCGACGAACAAGGCGTTCGACAAAGTGCTTTGCTCCTTGTCGGACAACGTTCTCTCTTTCATTTCAATCTCCTCGCAGCACCGCGCTGCATGAGTGTTGTTGCACACGCAGCGCGGTGAAGCGAATGGCTTAACCGATCGGCGGACGGATGCCGGTCAGCGCCTCAAAGCTCGCACGGATGCCGGACTGCGGCACGTTGCGATCGACGGCGATGATGTCGCGCTCGCCTGGGCGGCCGCGCTTCCCCTTGAAGAACACCATCTGGTAGTTGTCCGTGGGGAGCTGACTGATCTCGATGTGGGTGCCCCGCTTCTTGGTGCGGTTCGACGGCAGACGCATCGTGAGCCGCGGCTGGGGATTGTCGCTGGTCACGAAATCCTTCGCACCGGACGTGGCGATGAAGCTGTTGTTGCCCAGCTCTTTCAGGATAGTGATTGCGGGATGGTCAGTAACTTGCACTCGAATCTCCTTTGCTCTGTGTATGTCATTAAGCACACACGCGCGAAGGGTGCAAGTGGCTATACGATGCGGAAGGCTTTGCGCTTGCTCGCCGCTGACGGTGCCGGATTTGCGGCGTTGATTGAGCGGTTACCCTCGGCGAGGAAGCGCTCTCGCGCCTCCCCGTCGAGCGGCCGAGCGAGGCATTCCTGCACCTGACGCAACAACTGGCGCCTTGCGATATTCTCTTCCACCGAATCGCTCATGGGACATTTGGTGCCCCATGTGTGTGTCAGTCGTCAACCTTGGCGGTTCAGGTCGTCGATCATCATGAGGCAGAGGTAGCGGAGACCCTTCTCGTCGAACGCCGCGGCGTAGGGTCGCTTCTCCTTCATCTGATTACGCTCGGCATCGCGACAGAAATGGCGGTGCGCTTGCACATGCTCCCATCCGTCGCGACCTAGCTCACCGAGTCTGCCGACCGACGCGAGCAGGTAGTGCGCCATGTCGTTCGGTTTCGCCTCGAAGATCCTGTCCACAATCTCCTCGCGGGACAGGCTCGCCATTTCCGCGACCAGGCGCCGCTTCTCTGCGGCGTGGTCGATAGTGGGTGCAGGAGCCGGAGTATGCGTCTGGGAATACTCGACCTCGGCTGTCTCCGGCTCCTGCGGTTCCGCGGCGGGCGGTGTATCTGAGGAGATTCCGCCGCGGCATGATGCTGCTATCTCGTTCAGGTAGGAAAGAAGCTCTTTGCGCGTCGTTGGCACGTCGACCTTCTCCCACGCCTGACCGCTGTGCTTCGCGTCGGCCTGCGTGTTGACGTGCGTGTGATCGGCGAGCCGATAGAGTTCAGGCATCCGTTGAGCTCCAGTTCTTTGTGGGCTCCAGGTGGCCGTCGAACGTCACGATCTCAGTGGCGCATTCCCACTGGTTCTTGGAAAGCTCGCGGCCGGTGCTGGTGCTGCCGTCCTCCTTCGCCTGGCGAACCGCGGCGCTCCACGCTTCACTGGCGTTCGACGCCATTACCTTCTCAACGAAGGTCTCGACCGCATAATCGCCGTCGACGAAGAAGATCACGGTGAACGGCTTCATGCGCGCATCAGCGGCATGATGGTGAGCGTCGCCACAACCTTGTCGGCCATGATCTGCTCGATCTGCGTGTCGTTCAGACGGCACTCGATCTTGCCCAGCTGCGCAAGCGCTTCCAGGGGAGAGAGCGTCAGCATGCTCATGACGACTTCGCCACCGCACTCGTCCGTCCAGTAATCGCCGGCGTTCCAGGCATCTTTGCCGGGGAACACAGGATCATCGCGCTCGACGGACTCGTCGTCCTCGTCCGTGAGGCGGCCGAAGGTCTCCAAGAAGCCGTCCGTCATATACTGGTCGCCCCAATCCTTCTGGAGCTCCAGAAGGGTATGAAACTCGGCTTCGGCGTAGGACTCGGCGAAGATCACCGGCCCTGTCCAGATGCTGCCCGACGAACTCTCGGCAACATCAGCCTGAAAGAATTTCTTCCCAGCCATCAAAAGCTCCCTGTCTCGTTACCGTGGATTGCCCAGCGGCGCGCGGCGTCCATCGCTTCTTCGGGGAGCGGGTGAATGAGCGCGCCCTTGAAGATGTCGCCGACATCTTCCTCGTTCGCGGTCGCGACCCACTTATCCTCGTCGTCGCCGAGCTGACGGACGCCAATGTCGATGCGGATGCCCAGGTGCGGTGAGTAGATCTCCTGGCTCTCAGTGATTGACTGCTGCCAATCCTCGAACTTGAGTTCCTCGATCTTGCATTCGCCCTCGCAGACCTCGCAGACGGCGCCGCTATCGAACGTGGTCGACAGCTCCCATTCCTGCTTCTCTGCATCCCAGTATGCGTAAGCATCGGCGCGCACGTCAGCGCTGCCGCATGTCCCGCAAACCATCTGTAACTTACCGCTCACCTGCATCTCCTCAAATGCGATTGTGTCACTATACACGCACCGCACACAAAAGCTCTTGGCTTCGCGGTGGCGAATGCGACTACTTGGTCGGGGGAACTTGGGTTGGCTCGACCTCGGCCGGCGTGACGTTCATGTCAGCCTCGGCCTGTCTCAGGTCGGGGTCGCCGATCATCCTGTTCGCCGCGGCGTCAGCTTCCGCAGCGCGGCACTGCTCGACCGAGCCACCGTGGTTCTGCCAGTAGGCATGGTAGTCGCACCGCTGGTAGGCGGTGAGGCCGTCGAGGTTGGGATTCGTGAAGCGATCATAGGCGAAGAAGAGCAAGACCGCGCCGAAGATTGCGCCGACGATATACAGGGTCTGTTTGTTCATGCCCGCATGGGTAACAACACGCGCGTGGTTGGGCAAGGGCGGATGTGTGGCGATCATGCCGCTTCTCCTTGGTTCGAGGACAATCACTTGGGTGCCCTTATCTTGAGGAGGCCGGTGGGGACGTTGGTCCCAGCCTCTGCGAAGCTGCCTACCGGCAAGTCTCTCCACTCACCGTCGAGCTCGCCGTGATCGTAGTGCGCCGTCGCCGGCAGAATGCTGACCAGGGTGCCGCCAGGCTTCAGCCACTTGAGCGCGTGACGGACGTGCTTGACGTAATGCCGGCCGTAGAATGGCGGGTTCATGACCACGAAGTCGAACACTGCCTGGGGCGTCTGTTCGAGGAAGTTCGCGCAAACGACCGGGTGGCCCTTCGCTTTCGCTTCCGCTGCGCGACCGGCGTGGACCTCGAAGCCCAGCACCCTGCTGCCGCGAGCGCGTATTTCGTCCATGATGCGACCGTCGCCGCACGAGGGTTCCAGCACCTTGTAGTCCGGCGGTGTGTAGCCGCTTGAGTAGGCGTTGGCGCCGTGGATCCCAGCGAAGTCGAGCGCCTTTGCCACGACCTCCGGCGGGGTCCAGTAGAACTGCAAATCCTTGGCGACCGCAGTGCCAGGCCGCTTCTGCGCGTCCTCTTCCTCGGCGTCGGGGAGAACATCGCCGTAGAACTCCGCGAGCGCTCGGTTAATGTCGAGCAGCGTCGGTGGGGTGAAGAACACATGGGCGTTGCCGTTGCGGAACCGGCGCACGGTCATGCCGCGGTCGATGGTCTCGTAGGTGTCGCCCTGCCGACCGTAGCGACCGGCTTGGGTGTAAGAGCGTCCGTCGAGCACCGCGTCCTCGCCCAGGTCGTGGGCGGTGTTGATCGCGGACATTTCGTGCCACTCGAACGGCTTCTTGCCTTGATAGGTCGCGAGCGCGTTGCACACGTCCTGGAATTTCTGGCGGGCGTAGCTGCTGCTGTATTCGCCCCATCCGTCGAGGATGATGCGCTTGGGCAGCCCTGTGACGCCTATCTTCACCTTCGAGTGTGACTTGTAGGCGGGGTCCAGGTCAGCGAAGACCTCTGCCACCCCGCGCAGGACGTGGAACCGTGGGCGCTCGAAGTAGTCGCCGAAGGTTGCCCTGGCGTTGTCGAACGTCAGCGGTGGTGGATCCTGGAGCGTCCGCTCGAACAGCTGCTTGTCCTTGGCGCTCGCGATCCTATCGATCTGCAGGCGCGAGTAGATTGCCTTCCACCCGCTCTTCAGCAGGTTCTTCCGCATCGTGTCCGCGTAGAGGTAGGGCCTCGATGCAACCGGCTCGACGTAGGCGCCGTGAACGGTCGCTGCCATTTCAAGCGCGTCGAAGGCTTGCATGTGCGCAGCGATTGCGTCCTCGATGCCCGCGTGCTTCTCCTCGTATTCATTCACGAGGTCGCGCACCGTGGTCGGTAGGGCGATGGGGTTGAAGGCGTTCATCGGCCGGTGAACTCGATCGAGATCGGCGCCGGGCGGGACTCCGTGCGGAGCATCGCGACTGTCGCGAGCGCCCAAAATGCCCACAGACCGTAGAGTGCCGCGCGCCTCATCATGCGAGCTTCTCCAAGAGCCCTATGAGCTCCTTGCGGTTGTGCAGGAGGTAGTCGTAGTCGATTTCCTCGTTGCGCCAGTCGACCGACGCGCCGATCAGCTCGTGGAAGCTATGGGTGGCAGCGCTCCGAGCCGCCTCTTCCGGCGTGTCGAAATAGCCTCCATCACCGTCATGGAACTTGATCTGAACGTCGACGCCCTCGGGAAGCACGAACTGCTTACCCTGGACGGTGACGGTCCTGACTTGCTCGACCATTACGCTGCCTCCGCTCCGCAGGCGTTGTCTTCACGCCAGCGGTTCCTGTGTTTGACCGTGCGGTCCTTCCGCTTCTTGTTCGGAATGACCTTGGGTCGGTTGATGCCAGCCCCGAAGGACTTCTGGATTGGGTTGCGCTTCATGACTGTCTCCTCTTCAGGAGACTGTTGTGCAGGTGTGTTAGTCGGCATGCAAACGGCTTTCCTTGAAGGCGTCCGGGAGCTCCTGAACCCATACCGATACAAGATCCTCGGGCGCGAACGTCACGAAGCCGCCGTTGTTGGCGAGGGTGATGATGATCGAGTGCTTCACGTCACGGATGCCCTCGATCGGATAGCTACCGACGCTGCGGATCGTGACGCTCGTCGGGCACTTGCGCTTCACCGAGTCCTTGGCGAGCTTGAGCTTGTAGGCGGCCGAGGCGCTCACCAGAGATCCTCCGAGAACAGATCGTTCGAGGAGCTGCCGCTCTTGCGGTTGGTGGGGTCGATCTGACCCGCGCGCTCGGCAATATCGAGCGCCTCCTTGCGACCGACGAAGCGGCCGGCGCTGGTCAGGAAGCCTTGGTCGTCGGGGTGGATGCGCAGCTCCCAGTCCCAATGATCCTTGACTGGGTGAAGCAACGAATGGTGCCTTGCTGGCGGCGGTGCCGAGACGATCAGCTCGGTCGGATAGCCTTGGTTGACCCAGGCGTCAGCGAGCTTGAGCCGTAGCGCCGCAGCGACGATCGTCTCCATCAGAACGACCCCCACAAGCCTTCGAGCGCAACCTCGGCGGCGACCACCGCCTGCTGATGGTGCATTGCCTCGATCACCATCTCGGCGCTCTTGGGCGCGTCAGACGCACGGCATCGAGCGATGCACCAATCGATCGCGGGCTGGCTCTCCCAGGCTTTGCCCTGAAACTCCGGTGACTGGACGCCCGCGAGCTCCAGCACGAAACCTTCGCCGCGTCCGAACAGCTTGAACAGCTGGTCGCGGCAGATGAGGAGGCGCCGGCTATTCGGCGGCGTGAGCTCCCTGGGCAGAAAGGTCAGCTTCTCCTCGCCCCTCGATGGGAGCCACATCTTCTGTGCAATCTCGCGCAGGCAGGGGCCGCGGAGCGTGAGCGCTTCCCAACCTTCAGGCTTGAAGCACTGACCGGCGCGACCCAGGTTCTTGTAGAGCTGCCACTCACCGCCCTTCTGTATCGCCCGCGCGAAGTTGCCGTCGCGGTTGATGATTACGAAGTCGGCGTCTTCCGCACCGCAGGTGTCCCACCAGAAGATGTGAGCGTCGGCGAGCAACGATTCCGTCTGCGCCGGACAACCGGCGGCGACGTATCGCTGTAGCTTGCTCAAATCGTTGGGGTGCAACAATTCAAATTCTCCTCACGCAGCACCGCGCTGCATCTGTGTCACATAGCATGCACATGAACGGGTGCAAGTGGGTATTTTATGCGCTTCACCGCATACCGCTGATTTATGCGTTCTAGCGTATCAACCGAACATCGACGGGAAGCGCGCTAGAATGCGCTGTGAGCGCGTCGGGAGCGGTCTAGGTCTCTCGGTAGCGCAGCGCTCTAGCGCTCGCTGGTGAGCGTCAAAGACGGGAACCATAGTAGTCTGACCACATCGCGTCCCAATTATCATGGTGCTCCTTCGCGCAGTCACGGCACAAGGCAACGCGGCGGTTCGGATCCTCTGGACCATCGTCAATAGTGCCATGTGTGTAACAGGTGCGAGAGTCTTCAAGCTCCACCATGTCAGTCGTGCCGCAGTTTTCGCACCGCTCTATGCGCCTGGAGTATTCTTCGGCCTCGGCGAATTCACCGAGCAACTGGTCGATGTCGCCCTCGGACAGCGGTTCGCACAGATCGTTGTGGGTCGCGCTAAGGACGTTGAGCATCACTCTTCGTCGTCTTCCTTCGGAAGCTGAACCGGCACTTCCTGGTCGTTCATCACGACAGGGTTGGGCTCATAGTCGTCAGGCAGAGCGACGAAGGCGAGAATGCGGTAGCAATCCTCGGCGATGTCCTCTTCGATCACGCCATGCGGATACTTGCACTCCGCATCCACGATGATCTTAGCGGCCGGTTTCGCGTCGAACTGTGGCCGACCCTCACTCGTTTCGTAGAGGACCAACCAGCGCTGGGTGAAGATGCCCATCAGGCGTCTGCCTTTTCACGCTTTGCGCGCTCTGCAGCGGCCGTAGCTTTCGCTGTCTCGAATAGGTCGTTCGCCCACTTGAGCGCCGCCTGTAGGCCGTCCGTGACGCTCTCGGCCACGATGATCTTGTTGTGGTAGTAGCCCCACGAGTAGCTCATGGATCCGCGCGAGGTCTCGTAGACCGGCGTGTCCACCTTGATGAGCCAGCGCTGCTGACCCATGCCGATCATCTGCTCGAAGAACGCTTCCCAGGCCGTGCGATCGCCGTCCTTGAGATCCTCAAGCTCGTCGTTGGACCAGCGGAACTGGTTCGCGAGCGCTTCGAGCTCCGCGGGAAAGTCGAGCTCCAGCTCGGAGCGAAGCTCGTCGTGGGCACAGGGGCTTGGAATGAGCCACATGCCGTTGATGCGGCAGTTGGCTTCGAGAAAATCACCGGCGTTCAAATCGTCCTCCTCTTGCTGAAAAGGGACCGCGGACGGTCGCTTTTGAGAAAGAGGAGGGGATAGGTGCTTCCATCACCTACCCCCTCGACTTCGTTAGGCGGCGATCTTCGCCAGCTCCTGAATGAGCCCGTTGTCCTGAAGGACGAGCTCACGCGGGTTGCTCGCATCGGGAGCGACAGCGCCGACGAGCCGGAACAGGCTGGTCATTTGCTGCGCCTGGGCACGAGCCGTGCCCTCCTTGAGCCCCGCCGCGAGGAACGCGTCGGTCATGGACTTGCCGCTGATGCGACCGTTCGTCTGAAGCTCCGCGACCGCGACCTTCGTGTAGCCGCTGAGCTTCTTGCCGTGAGTGATCGCCGCGATCAGGTTCTCGGCCTTCTCGCGCACCTTCTTGGCGTTGAGAGCCGCAAGGTTCGCATCGAGGGTCGCCTGGTCGATCTGCGCGACGGCCGTGAACTCCCGCATCGGAGCAGCCGGCGTCTTGGGAGCGCGCTTCGCACCGCTCTTCTTGCCGGTCGTGGTGCCCGAAGCGTCGATCGCACCCAGGATCTCCTGGTCGGTCGGCGCGTCGACATCCTCCGCGGTGATTTCCGGCTCGACCGTGGTGGCCGAAGCGCTGTCACCATCGTCGGCGAGCAGTGCGAGGACTTCCTCGTCGACCACCGGCTCGGCGGTCAGCTCACCTTCGGCGTTGTCGTTGGTCTCGGCGGTCTCAATGACCTCCGTGCCACCGTCACCTTCGCCGCCCGGTGCAACACCGACGACTTCGCCGTCAACGACCGTCAGCTCGGGCGCGCTGCCCGAAGAAGCCGGTGAAGCCTGACTTTTCTTGTTCCGCTTGCTCAATTTCAATCTCCTCGTCATGCGGTGCAGCACCGTGCTGCTCCGATGAGTCGTCAGTAGATGTGTGTTGCTTAGCATGCAATTGGCTTTCGTCAACATCGTTCGTGGCTTCCGCGCTCTCATTCGCGCGCGAGCTATAAGAAGACTCTCGACGAAGGTGCCGCTCGATCTCGATCACGAGGGACTTCATCTGGCCGAGCTTTTCGATCTCTTCGGCGTTGTCGGCATCAGCGATTGCCTGCGCCAAAGTCGCTTCGGTTTCGCGGATGATAGCGAGGCGCTCTTCGAGCGATTCGCCCTGGACGTGGATGGATACCAGGGCGCCGTAGATCTCGAACTCGACGGCAGGAACCTTGGCCGCGAGGGCTTCGTCAATCTCCTGGAACTTGGTCGGGCGGGTAACAGCAATCTTCATGGGTCTGTCCTTCTTAGTGGAGGGTATAGAAACCAAGCCTGCGGCCCTCGAAGAAGCACTTCGCCATGATGCCAACGTCATAGTCGGCGGCGTGCGCTGCGGCGGGGTCGTAGGGAATGTCGAGGGTGACGGCGAGCTCACCCAGGCGGGGAAGCTTACCGTTGTGGGTTGCCCATCGAGCTTCGACCATCGTGTCGAACTTCTGCGGGAAGGGCACAACGATGCCGACGCGCCGGAACTCCCGATCGTAGAACGGGAAGTCGAAGTCGTTGCCGTTGTGCGCGACGACGAGCTGGGCTTCACGGATCTTGTCGGCGACGGCCGGCGCGATCACGTCCCAGGTGGGCTCGGACGCGAGCATGTCGAGCGTGATGCCGTGAACCTTCTGCGCCTTCGCGTTGATCTTACGCATCGGATTGCAGCGCCAGGTCACCGTCTCGATGTGCTGCTCCGTGTCCAGGTCGTAGAGCGAGCAGCACGCCTCGATGATGCGCTCCTCGGGCTCGTTGATGCCGGTGGTCTCGATGTCGGTGAAGTTGACTATGTTCATCCGTGGATACCGCAGGAATGGAGGAGGAGCAGGAAGACGATGAGGAGGCCAAGGCAGCCTGGGATTGGAACGACAGGCTGCGAGGACTGGTGACTCATCGAATATCTTCTCCGTCTCTGGTTGCGAGTTTGAGGGTGATGCCGTCCGGGTGCATCGCGCTGAACGCGGTGCGTTTTGGGCCTGGCCGGCGGTTCAGTTTGGGGTAGCGCAGCTGCACCATCAGGTGGCTGATGCGCTTGGTCGTGCCGTCAGCGTGGACGCCGAACACGTCGATCACATCCACCTTGTCGAGCATGGGCTGCTTGCGCAGGTTCTCTTCCATCACGACTTTGACGGACGCCGCGGTGACCTTGGCGTATTTGCCCTCGGCTGGCGGCGTGTCGTCGTGCAGACTTTCAGGCGTTGCCGTGCCGCCGCAGTTGAGGTTCGGACAGAAGCTGCCGATGCCGCGCCGGAAGTTCTTCTCGGTGCCGCACACGTCGCAGGTTGGGGTCAGGTGCTGGCCCATCAGTAGATCTCCGTGGTGCGGGTCGCGAGACGGACCTTGCGAGCCGATGCCGCTTCGCGAATGTGGCCGCGAACGAAGTGGACGCGCGCCTTGAGGCTCGTAACCTCCCAGGGCATCTCGACCGCAGTGGTCAGCCAATCCGGGTGCTCCAGGAGCAAACCGCGGCAGATCGTGTGGTGGTGGAACTGGTAGGCGCGGTTGAAGGGCGGCTTGTCCGGCCGAGCCTCGAACTCGATCGCCGGCGGAATGAGGACGAGCAGATCGAACCGCTTGAAGGTCTCGCGAGTAGCCTTCTCAACGTATTGAACGACCTCTTCGTCGGCGAAGTTTGCTGGTGCGACTGCATCTGCGAGAAGGTATGCAGCAGCGTCGATTGGCGTTCGATCGGCAACGAAGCAGTCACCGACTTGCCCATCGTAGAGCGCGTCAATGATCTCCATCTGCATCGCGATGCCGGAGGGCGAGAGAAGCCTGTTGTCCGTCGCCATGTTGAAGCCGTGCTTCGCGACGATCTCGGACGTGCCGGAGAGGATGGGATCGAGCTTGAGCTCTTCGGCTATTGCTTTTGCGAGGGTGGTCTTTCCGGTGCGGTGCGCACCCACAAATCCGATACGCAAGTGGGTCAGCCTTTCTTGGCTACGATGGTTTCGATGGAGCTGGAGGCACTGGCTTCGTGATCGAGCGTGCCGAGCGGCTGGCGACACCAGTATTCGTATCCGACGCCCCCATCGGGGGTGTTGTCGTTCGACTGGCCGCCGTCGCCGTGCATGAACTCGTTCCAGAGCGTCTGGTGGGTGCCGGTGAGGACGCGGCGACGGCCGTCGAAGCCGATGAGCAGCACCGTGATAATCGGTTCTGCCGGCTCACCGAGCCTCGACAAGTCGCCATACATGAACGTTTGTTCTTGCATGTGTGTGAACACCTATGCAGCGAGGGCAGAAAGAAGGCCGGCCTCGTGCTGACGGCTGACCTCCGCGGAGAGAAGGGGTTCCGGCGCTACCCAGCCTTCCGGCTTTTGCACCTTGCCGAGGTCGTTCTTCACGACCGTCAGAACGCCGTCGATGTTGTGGAGCTTGCTCATGTTGGCGTGCTGCACGATGTCCATTAGCGACTGCGGGAGGACGCCGATCTCAACCAGGGTGCCGAGCGCAAAGTAGATCAGGTCGAGCATGGCGTCGCACTGGTCAACGATGGTCTGCTTCTCCACGTCCAGGAACTCTTCGAGCTCCTCACGCATCCACTTGGCGCGGATACAGGCGCGGGTGTAATCCATCAGCTTCGGATGGTCGGCGATCGGGTGGTCGAACGCCTGGTGAAACTCGCGCACCTGCAGGAAGGCGTAGTCGAGCCCACGGATCAGGGACGGAGGGATGGTGGGGGTGGCGTTTTCGCCACCCCCGTTCACTGCGCCCGCGTCCCTGCCGGCGTCCACTTGGGCGAGAAACGGATCGCCCAGTGTCTCGGTAAAGTAGGGCTCGCCCCAGCCGTCTTGGCAGTAGGGGCGGTTGTCCCCGCGAATTTGTTCGACGATGTTTCCCATTAGAGCCTCTCGTTGGTTTCGGAGCGCAGCGCCTCGATGTTGTCGGCACCGATGTAGAGCTGCACGTCACGGAAGAAGTTGGGGGCGTAGTCGCGCGCGTTGTCGAGCAGCGCGATCACGAAGCGCCTGATCTCCAGGTCGGCCGGTTCACCGCCGCGGAGGAGGAGAACGTGATAAATCTGGCGCAGGTTGACCGTGAACACGAGGCGTGTCTCGGTCGCATTGGGAAGCACCGAGCGGGCAGCTTCATTCGCTCGCTTCTGTGCGGCCGTCGCGACCTTGATGTTACCGGCGATCGCAGCCGCGTGGGCCTCGTCGCAAAGCTCTTTCAGGATCGGTTGGATCTCGATGTAGTCGTCGAGCGAATTGGAACAGCTGCGGGTGAAGATTTCCGCCGCTTTCGCTGTGCGTCCTGAGAGCTTGAGCGAATTGAGCGGGTGGATTGGCAGTGCGCCGATCTCGCTCTTGATCGCATTCACGATCAGGGGCGGGACGACGAAGCGAATATCCTTCGCATCAACGTAGCGCTGGCTCTCCTGGCTGTAAGCAGTGCCGACGCGGTGGCGGATGAGTTCGTGGGTCAGCGACCTGGAAACGCCGGTGACCTGGAAGACGATGCTCGCATGCTCGAACACCGAGCCGTGACCCATCGCTTGCACGTTCGCGATATATGACGCGTTGTCGCGCCCCTTGTCCCAGCTGCGGTAGCATTGCCGGCCGGCAAACTCCGCGATGTCATCACCGTTGCCGCCGCGACCGTTGCCGGGCTCGAAGCGGCCTTGCTCGTCGCCCATGACGCGAGCAAGCAGATTATTGAGTGGGGTTCCTTCCTTCTCAGCGGCGTCGGTGACACCGGATAGCTCGACTGCTTCTTCAAGCCCTGCATTGATGAAAGTGGTGTTGCCGATCATGGCAACGCCTGGCGCGAAAACCAAACGCTCGAATGCCAACATAAGACTCGGATGCCCTCCCGTAGAGTGGTGCGTCGCGACTCGCGTGTGTGTCGTTCTGCATGCGAGTCGCTTAAGTTCTTGTGTCAGTTACTGCAATACGGTTTTTATGGTTAATGACACAAAAACGACGAACCGTTGAAATGAAGTTGGGCTTAGAAGGCTTCGGACCAGTCGCCTTGGGTGGCCGCCTTCGAGTATTCGGTGCCTTGCGCCTCGAAGAAATTGGCATGCTCGATGCCAACCTGCATGCCGTCGATCCACGGCAGCGGGTTGTCGGGGATCCGATAGATCGGGGTCTGTCCGAGCTGGCGCAGCCGAATGTCGGCGATGTAGCGAATGTAGCGCTTGACCTCCGCGGCGGTCAGACCAGGCACGTCACCGGCCTGGAACGCCAGGTCGATGAAGGCGTCCTCGTTCGCCACGGCTTCCTGGGCGATCTCCGGGATGCGCCGCGCGAGGAGCTCGCGATCGATGCCGTCCGTCTCCGCGAGGTATGCGTGGAACAGACGAGCGATGCCTTCGCAGTGCAGGCTCTCGTCGCGCACGGACCAGGAGATGATCTGCCCCATGCCCTTCATGAGGTTCTGTCGGGGGTAGTTCAGGAGCATCGCGAAGCTGGCGAACAGCGCGAGCCCTTCACCGAAGCCGCTGACCCCTGCGAGCGATAGTGCGACCTCGCTTGGGTTGGTCGGGTTGAAGCTGTGCATCCACTCGTGCTTCTTCCGCATCGCCTCGTATTCGAGGAAGGCGTGATACTCAGACTCAGGGAAACCGAGCGTGTCGAGCAGGTGCGAGTAGGCGGCGATATGCACGGTTTCCATGTTCTGGAACGCCGTGAGCATCATCAAGACCTCGGTCGGCTTGAAGATTCTGGCATAGATCGAGTGATAGCTGTTCAGCACGTCCACATCCGCCTGCACGAACATGCGGAAAATGTTCACGAGCTGGCTGCGCTGGTGGGGCGTCAGCTTACCGTTAAAATCCGACACGTCGCTGCCCATTGGCACTTCGGTCGGGAGCCAATGAACCTGCTGCTGCGTGTGCCAGAACTTGTAGGCCCAGGGGTAGCGGTGAGGCTTGTAGACTTTCGAGGCGACGGTGAGGCTCATCGATCGGTCCTCTCGGTGCGCAGTGACATTTGAATCGCCGGAACAACGCGGCTCATGCCACGCATTGCTTCGCGCCACAGGCACCAGAACTCGCCGATGGGCATGCGCATCGAGGCGGTGTTGCCGTTGATAAGATGATTGCCCTCGCCACCAATGAACGGCGGCTCGCGAAGCGTGATGACCGCCTCATCCGTCTCTTCATCATAGGAGAAATTGACGTATGGCGGGAACGAGCCCTCCGGCGCGGTGTAAGCTGCGAGTTCCTTCTTCATTGGGCGAACATCTTCCAAATGGGGTTGCGCTCGACGATGCCGTTCTGCTCCTGACAGGCGACACCCATCGCCGTGATCTTGCGCATTATGTCGAGGCACTGGTGAGTGGCCTCCGGTCCCCAGGTGCGCGAGGCGATGTGCTGAGCCTCATTGAGGTAGTCCTGCATATAGAGCAGCCACTCTGCGACCGTGTGGACGCCGCCGGTCTCGCTCGTCGGTGACTTGCTGTCCTGGTAGTCGCGCTCGCCGTCGATCGCGGCGTAAACTTCGTCTCGGGTGGCTCTCACGTTAATACTCCATGCTTTCGAGGGCTTTGCGCACGAGCGTCCAAATGGGCGCCGTCTTGCGCGGATGATTGGTGATGCCGCCGGTGCGGTTCGGCTTCGCATGCCGAATGAGCGCCCAGGCGGGCGGTGGTTGCAGGTATCGAGCGAAGCGTTTCCACTTGCCCTTGGAGTAAGCACGAGCGCGGTAGTCGCCGCGGGCGTCGGTGCCACCCACGTTGTCGATGCAGACGGTGCCAAGGTCGGTGACCTTGCCGGTGACTGCGCTCCAGAGTTCGACGCGCACCACGATCATCGACCGGCGCCCATGAATGGGTTGAGCCAGTTGGTGAGAATGCAGGGTGCGCGCCTGAACGGCGGGGCATGGTGCCGCGAGTGTTGTTTCGGAGACTGAATCAGCCCCGTCTCTTGAAGGAGCCGCACGATCGTCGGAGCATTGCGCGGACGGTGTGCCCAGTAGTGAACCTGAGTCGAGACAGCGATGCCGGCGACCAGGAACGCCAAGAAGCACGAAGCGCCCGCATTAAAGAACAACGCCAGGCCGACGATCGCGGCGAGCGCGAAGGTAGGGCCATTGCGATAGAGGAAGCTGTTCTCGGTGAACGCGAGGGGATCGCGGTGATGGAGATGCGCGTGGTATGCCAGGTATGGACCTAGCACCGGCGTATCCTCTGACAGCAGGTTGTCCTGCCACCAGTGAAAGGCGCCGCTGAGCAAGTCAGCGACGAGCCACCCGAGCACAGCTTGGCCGACGAGCGCGTAGATCATGCGGCGCCCACAAGTCGGGTGCCGAGCGGCATTGCCTCGTCGGGGTGAATGTAGAGGATGTCGGGACGCTGGTTGAACCGGCGGAAGTCCCAAACATACCAGGCGTATGTGTGTCGCGGGCTACCCTTGCTACCCTTGATCCATCGCGGCCGCTTGGTGACGATGATCTTCATGGCGAAGGGCTCGTCACGAAACAGGTCCATGCGCTCCTTGGCGCAGTCGTATTCATTGCGCAGGAACATCGCGACGAGGCCGCCGTGGGGCTTCATCAGGTTCAGCGCGTGGCGGATGAACTGCTCCGCGAGCTCACCGTAGGGCGGGTTCGTGATGATCGCCGGCTGACCTTCGGTGAGTATCTTGGCCGGTGGTCGCTGGCATTTCAGGAAGTCGATGTTCGACACCCCGAAGCCGCGGTTGAATAGGTCGGTGCTGATTACACCGCGAACGCCTAGCTCCTGCAGGCGCTTCGACAGGTCACCTTCGCCGCAGGCGCACTCCCACACGAAGAGATTCCACACGTCGATGTAGTGCGCGAGGCAGTCGAGGTTCTCGGGCGGCGTGGGGTAGAAGTCCCCTTCGACGCGCTCGAACTGAGGCTCGCCGAGCATGCAGGGGTCGGTCGGTCTCACTGGAGGACCATCGCCGCCAGAATAAGAATGACGCCCAGGGCACCGACGAAATTGGCAACGTCCTCGCCGAAGAACCAATCGGCGGCGAGATTGCCGACGATCGCGAGCGCCAGGCCGAGCTCGACGAGGACGTTTGCCAGGATCATTGGTTAGGCGTTGGCCTTCGTGACGATCTCGTCGACGAGGGTGTTGCCGGAGAAGTTGTTGGCGAAGATCGACGTGGACGCCTGGCCGTGGAGCTTAACCAAGGCACGGCTGCCGTCTGCACTGAACACTTCCAGCTCGCTGCTGGTCATGCCGGTGACCTTCTTCACGAACGGCTTGGTGCCGGTCACGGAGACGGTCGTGACTCCATCGTCCAGCGTGAACGCTGCGGTGACGCTCATTTATTTATTCCTTTCAGGTGCTTGGGTCAGAACTGGGCTTGGTCGGCGAGGAGGATCTCGTTCGCCTTTTCGATCACCGCCTGGGCGTCCTGGACCCTGGCGAAGACTACGTTCGAGGCGAGACGCGCCTTCGAGCGCACCGATGGGCTGGTCACCTGCCCGGTGCTGTCGAGGATGTCGGCGCTCGTGTGGTTGTATTGGCGCAGCCTCCAAGGGCCGACGCCCTTCATGGTCACTTCGCCGATACCGTTGATGGTGAACTTGATTGGATTGCTCATGGGGTCTCTCTACTGTCGAGTGCATGTGTTACAAAACGCATGCACCCAAGTCAAGCGATCATTGGCAGGACAGGCACTCAGGCTCGTCGACATACATCGGACCCGAAGCTTCGATCTGAGCTTGGGGCATCTCGCCGGCGACGTTGCTGACGGCCATGGCCTTCGATGCCGTGCGCGAGCGCAGATAGTAGAGGCTCTTGAGCCCCATTTCCCACGCCAGCTTGTGAACCGCGTTCAGGTCTTTCTTGTGAACGGTTGCCGGCAGGAAGATGTTCACCGACTGCGACTGACAGACGAATGGGGTCCGATCCGCGGCGTGCTTCACGAGCCAGCGCTGGTCCATCTCAAACGCTGTGCGAAACACACCCTTCTCGGCAGGGCAGAGGTAGGGCAGGTGCTGCACCGAGCCGTCATTGATCGTGATCGACTGCCACTGCTTTTCGAGCCAGGTCTCTTCGTCGAGCTCCATGATCCCGGCGAACATTGGCTGGTCACCGAGCAGGAACCGCACCGTCTTGTTCATACGCTCAAGGCTGGAACGCAGCTGCTGGTAGCGGCGCCGGAGCTGGGCATCGAGATACTTGTTCTTCACGAGGAAGCTGCCCGAGAGCGTCTTTTGGGTGTAGGCGTTCGCCGGGGTCGGCTCACCGCAGGGCGAAGCACCGCCGGCGATGATCGAGATCGAGGCGGTTGGCGCCACCGAGAAGACGTGGGTCAGGCGACGGGGTGCGATGTTGGGTTCAATCTCGCGAGCGTCGATGCTGTCGGGGCATTCCCCGCGCTCGTGAGCCATGCGCGCGTTCTCAACGTCAGCGGTGACCGACAGCCACTCCCACAGCTTCTTGTTGACGTTCTGCGCCGCAACGCTCTCGTAGGGGATCTCCTTCGATTGCAGGTAGGAGTGGAAGCCCATGATACCGCCACCGACTGACCGCTCGCGCTCGGCTGCATAGCGAGCGCGCTCGAAGCCCATGTAATCGCGGCTGTTGTCGATGAACTGCTGAAGGATATTGTCGAGGAAGCGCATGAAGTCGCCGATGAACGCGGTGTTCCCGAACCACTGGTCCATCGTCTCCATGTTCAGCGACGAGAGGCAGCAGACTGCGGTGCGCCAATTGCCCAGGTGGTCGGGGCCTGTCGGAAGGGTTATCTCCGAGCAGAGGTTCGACTGATAGACCTTGAGGCCGAGCGCGTTGTGAATCTCCGGCTGACCCTTCGTAACCGCGTCCTCGAAGATGATGTAAGGCTCGCCGGTCTCCAGGCGGTTGGTGATAAGCTTAATCCAGAGCTCGCGGGCGTTGACAGTCGAAATGACTTCGCCTGACTTGGGACTCACGAGGTTCCAGGTGCGGTCGGCGTTCTCGCTCTCGTCGAACACCTTCTCCATGAACGCGTCGGGAATGACGACGCCGTGGTGCATGTTGTGAGCCTTGCGCCGCGGATCGCCACCATTCGCGTCAGACGGCCGGCGGATGGTCAGGAATTCTTCGATCTCGGGGTGGCTGATGTGCAGGTAGCCAGCTGCAGAGCCGCGCCGGAGACTGCCCTGGCTGATCGCGAGGGTCTGCGCATCCTGCCAGTGCAGGAACGGGATGATGCCGCTGGTCTTGCCGGTCAGCGAGCCTGCAATCGGTTCGTTGATCGAGCGAACGGGACTCCAGCAGGTGCCGATGCCGCCGCCTTTCGCTGCGAGCCAGATGTTCTCCCATGTCGCCTGTGCGATCGACTCCATGCTGTCGCCGACGAGGTTGAGAAAGCAGCTGATCGGGAGACCGCGCGAGACGCCGGAATTGGTGAGCACCGGGGTCGCCGGCATGAACCACAGCTGCGAGATTGCGTCGTAGAGCCGCTGCGCGTGGCCGTTCTGCTCACCGCGGACAAACTCGTCGGAGTTGGCGCAAGCTACGCGGGCGAACAGATCCTGGTAGCTCTCGCCTGGGAGGAGGTAGCGGTCGCGCAGGGTCGCTCGACCGAAGTCCGTCAGAAGCTCGTCACGACTGTCGTCCACCTGGATTACAATTGGGTCGCCTTCAACATCTTCAAAGGCATACGGGCGCACGGAAGCACCCGCGGGCGACGGATCGGCTGCGGACATTTGAAATTCTACTCCTGGTATTCGGTGTTCGGTTGGGCGCTAAGTATAGCGCAGCGCATGTGTGTTGACTAGCATGCACCGCTAAGAAATAAGTGAGGCGAGCATCCCACACAGCTGAAAAAACTGTTGCGTTTTGAGCGCCGCCGCGACCGCACCGCAGCTGTCAGCAGGGTGCTCGGCCTTCTTGCCGATGAAACCCTTGCCGAACGGGTTGGGAATCTCCCACTCGTTCGTCTGGTGGCTCTGCGGCATACCGGATAGATCGCCTTCGAGCTCAAGCGCCCAGCGAACAATGTCTTCCTTGTCGGCGATCTTGTTGCCGCAGGTGGCGAGCTTGACCTCGGTGGGGGTGACCTCGATCAGGGGCACCGGGAGCGCCGCCAGGAGACCGACCGAAATACCGAAGGCGTAGCAAGCTGACGCCGACTGCGCACCGCTGGGGACTTCGCCCGCCGCGAGCTTGATGTTGTGCTGCGCGATCACTGCTAGAATCTCGTTTCTGATCTTGCGCGCTCGCTCTAGCGCATCGCTGCTCTTGCGAACGCTCTTGATCTTCGTCGGTGCGGTCTCGATCAAACCGACCGCTAGAACGCGCTCGATTTGGCGGGTGTCGGTGTTGACCGCGATCACGGACCATCCGGTCGCGGTGAGGCTGGGGTCGATCCCCAGGATATTGATGATGCTCATTTGTCTAGTCCGATTGCCTTCCTGATATCTATCTGTTGCCGGCGGCGGCCGACTTGCTCGCCGTATTCCCAGCGCTCTTTCATGATCCGAATGATCGCCGCGGCCATGTCGGGTTCGACTGTTCCGGGGAACGTGGGGAAGTAGTAATCGCCAGCCTCGCGCAGCAGCCAGGGCGGAAGCTTCTGTCCGCGCCACTGACCATCGTCGGTCGGGCGCAGATAGGTGTAGAAGCCGTCCTCGCGGGTGCCGTCAGAACGGGAGACCGTGAACACCACGCCATAGGCGCGGAATTTGGACACGAGCAGCCCATTCGACCAATGGTCGGCCGCCTGAACGATCTCGAAATCCTCGGGCAGATCGTATAGGCGCATCACCCATCCACTGCAGTTTTTGGAGCTCCGGCGGCGGGAGCCATATTACGGTTCCGACCATGCCACGCGTCGAGCTTTTCCTGCGCGTGCTGCTCGCAGCGCCATGCTCGCTTCGCTGCCCATCGTTCCATCCGAAGACGCTCGTTGTCCTCGGTGGAACAGTCGACGCATGTGAAGGTGTAGCCACCTGGCGCCCAGCCGAACATCGCCAGGTCTGGTGTCTCGCCGGGCATCGGTTCGTAGGGTGGCAGCGGCTTGTTAGGTTCGACCGTCGAGAGCCAGAGCTGCGCTTCGGCTTTCTGCGGACCATCTCCCTCGGCTAGTCCCTTGATGTGGTCATAGAGCGACTGCGGAACGATCACCTTCTGCATCAACGCTGCCCTTCGGGAATATCGATGATGGTCTCGAAGGGCGGTTCACAGCCAAGCGAACACAGGTGACCAAGGCTGCTCATCAAATCCCATAGCTGGAACATGGAATAGCCTTCCTCGTCGACCTTGGGCGCCTTCCACTCTCTGATCGCCGGAGCACGCCGGCGGACTTCTTCGTGCTGGCGCCGGAGCTCGTCGAGCCCCTTCTGCTTGAGCTTCACGCGGACGTAATGGTTGACGTTGAACTGCATCAGAACGTCCCAAACCCTTCGATGTGCTCCAGCGCATCGTCGTTCGCCTGGTTCTTCGCCACGTCCTGGGCGCGCTTGAAGCCCTCGGTGATGATGGGGTGCATCTGCGCGTTCTTGAGGATGAGGCGACGAATGTCTGTGTCGAGCGCGGCGATCTTGACCTCGTAGTGTCGCACGTCGCGGATCCTCTGTTCGATGTCGTCAGCGAGGGACAGGAACAGGTTGCACACGTCATTCCAGGAGAGCTCGATCGCCTCGATCAGCTCCATGTCCCCGCGGCTGGACTTGCGCTCGATGCGCTGCTTCGGCCGGAAGCGAAAGATGATGCCCTCGCGCTTGCCCACTCGCATGCTGTCGCATTCGAGCGCGGTGTTGATCGGTAGATTGAACTTCCGGTAGCCCTTGCCCGCGACCTCGCCGACGACGAGCTGCGGCATTTGCGTAACCACGGAGCCGCGCGAGCCGACCCGGTGGAACGCGTCTGCGAGCCACACGAGTTGCTTGATCGAGGGGGTCTTTGCTGCTGCTTCGATATGTTCCGGCGACGGCGGGGTAACCGGCGCTTTCTTCTTCCCGCTCATTCGACCGGCGCACCCTTATCCGATGCCATTGCGCGCAGGCGATCGGCCAGGCGCAGGGAGTTCAAAGCGAACTCCACATGGATGTTGAAGGTCTTTGCGCCGAGGACGCTCTCGCTCGCTTCGGAGGCTGCTTTCAGCGCCTTCTCTTCGAGCTTGTCGGCAATCGCATTCAGTTCTTTCTGTTCCAATTTAACTCTCCGTCACTGTTGCCCGCTGGTTGACCTTCGTCACGACGAAGGACCGCCGGCAGAAATCCTTGATGTCGTTGTGGGAGATCACGAGGACCGTTCCACGATCGCGCGCCTTCTCTTCGAGGACACCCATGAGCCGTTCTAGACCGGCGCTATCGAGCGCATCGTCAATCTCGTCGCCAATCCACAGGTCGATCGCTTTTGCTGCCCTGGTCGCCACGAGATCCTGGAGGGCGAGCGCGCATGCGAGCCGCACCTTCCGCTTCTCACCGCCCGACAGGTTCTTGAAGCTGCCGGAGCCAACGCCCTTCTTCTCGACCGTGACGGAGAATTTCTCGGTCAGGTCGCCGTTCTTCTTCTCGGACAGGGTGGTCCAGTAGGCGTCGATCGAGCCGTCCGAGAGCGAGCCCAGGTAGTGGGCGGTGCGTTCGTTCAGATACGGGGTCGCCTCGTCGAGGCGCCGGGCACGAACGCCGGCAGGGGCGAACACCTGCACGACCGCGCTGGCGTATTTCTCCTCCTCGATCGCGGCGAGGGCAGTCTGCTTTGCAGCTTCGACTGCCTGCTCGCGCTGCTCGATGTTGACTTTCGCAGCCTCGATCATCGGCAGGAACGGGTTGCTCTCATTCTGTGACGCCTGCCATTGCAACGCGGCGGTCTTTGCCACCTGCTTGAGGCGATCGACTTCGACCTCCTGGGCAGCGATGATCTGCCGCTCACGGTTGAGGTTCTGGAGCTCGGTGGTGGCTCCGCTGATGTCCGTCATGCTCTCGCGGTGCTTCACGAGCTCCACGTCGGCATCTTCGAGCATCTTCTCGGCCGCTTCGAGCTTGATCTTGCGGGCTGCGAGCTCCGCGTGGGCATCCTTGAGCTTCTGGTCGGCTGCCGCTCGCACCGCAGCCAGGTCAGCGGCGGTGACTTCCTTGCCGCACTCACCGCAGTTGGTGCCGCAGCGATGGTCGACGTTGGCGACACCACGCTCGGCGATCTGGACCTGGGTGTGTGCCTGGGCGACCGCTTGCTTCGCGGAATGGAAGGTCGCGTTGACCGTGTTGTAGGTCTGCTGGAGCGATGCCTCCCGCTGACGCTCGCCGTCAACCGCGTGGATCCTCTGCTGGACCTCCGCGATGCGCCCGTCGAGCTCGGTGTAGGCGGTGCGGTCGAACGCTGCATCAGCCTGCTTGAACTCGGCCGCCTTGCGCACGGTCTCATCCTTCAGGCGCTCGATCTTGAGCTTCTGCTGACCGCTCCAATTCGCAGCGTTCGCCTCGGCTGACGCGAGCTGGTCGTTCGCGTCGTTCAGACGGTCGGTTGCACGGTCATAAGCGATTTGCGCACTAGCGCGCACGTCAGACGCGTTGCGAGCGCGTTCCCTCGCTAGGTCGTAAGCATTCGACAGCACGTCGACGCCAGCTGCTTGCTCGACGAGGAGCTTGAGCTGCTTGTCGGTCATGTTGGGAATGTCGGGCATCTGCTCCTGACCGGAGTAGACCGCGGCGTTGAACACTTCCTCGCTGCAGCCGAGCAATCGCTCGATCTGCTTTTGCGTGAGTGCCGTGGTGCCCTTGGTGAGATCCACCATGGCGCCGTTGTCCATCTTGAACAGCTGGAGGTTGTTCTTCTCTTTCGGATACTTGCGGTGGCGCACGACCTGATAGAGATCGCCTTCGTCCAGGATGTTCACGGAGACTCGCGTCCCCTTGCCCTTGGGGCAGCCCCACATAACCACATCGTCGCCGGAGACACCGCGGGCGGTCTCGCCCCACAGACACCATGCGAGCGCATCGACCACCGACGACTTGCCGGTGCCATTACTGTCGGCCGAGCTATCGTCCTGGTTATCGCCGGAGATGCTGACTAGGCCCTGGCCGTCGAGCGATACCTTTGCCTCGGCGATCGCGAGGAAGTTCTCTATTTCGAGTGACAGGAACTTCATGCCGGCTCGCCTCCAATGGTCTTGAGGTAGAATGAGCCGTCAGGACGGCGGGTGAGATCCTGTCGGTGACCTTCAATCACCCAGTAGAATGAGCCGTCCTTGCGCTGGTAAACCGTGCGCAACGCCGACCACATCGCAATCATTGGCCGCCCCATGTGATTATGGGCGTCAACGAGGACAGAGTGTCTACCAATTGGGGCGTCCATCACTCCGCCCCCACGCTTCGAGCGTCACGGAGCACGGCGAGCGCGTCGTCGGCGATGCGGCGCCGGGACAGTCCCTTGTCCACGTCGAGATCGTTGGCGACGTATTGCGCCACCGACACTTCGAGGGTCAGATTCTGCGGCGCTGCAACACCGCGGGTGTCCGGTCGCTTCTTGGACGAGTGGTCAACGAAACCGGCGCAATCCTTATCCTTCAGGATGCGCTTCAGATCAGCCAGGTCTTTCTCGTCGACATCCTGCAGGCGGATGCGAACGTAATTGCCCGTCACGTCATTGGAGAGATCGTTGAGATCGTCCAGGTTCATGAACTTGGGTGCGTGACTCTCATGGAACTCGTAGCGGTCGGGATAGACGAGCAGGAAGCCCGCCTTCGTGCCTGGGTCGCTCCACGTCTGATGCGTCGTCGCGCCGATCGAGATCACGCTGGGCACCGGCGCCGTGTGGTTGTGGTAGTGTCCGGTGAACACGCGCCTGAAGCCCCACTTGCTCACGTCCACAGGGTCGAGGCCGTGGTCGGGGAGACCACGAATGACACCGTTCAGGGGCGCGTGGATAATCAGGTCTCGAGTCTTGTCGGCGAACGGTGCGGCCGCCTTGCGAAGCTCGTCGAGCCCATCAATCCAGGGCAGCATCACGGTGCCGTCCTCGCAGAGGGTCGGTTTCGTGATAACCTCGACGCCTTCGATCAGGTCGAGCTGCTGCATGGCGTTGCCGAGCTCGTCGGCGTGGACGCCTTCAAGGTCGTGGTTGCCGGGGATGATTTCGACATCGATGCCCAGGCTCTCGCAGATGAACTTGAAGGTGGAGAACGTGGGGTTCAGCACCGAAGGGGCGATGTTCCCTCGAACGTGGAAGAGATCGCCGGCTACGCGCAGTGTCGTGCCGCCCGCTTCCTTGAGGGCGACAGCGGCGCGCGAGAGCTCGTTCAGGATGATGTCGAGACGGCTGTTCACGCCGTCCGCCTTGATCTGACTGAACTGCGACCAATTGTGGCAGTGCAGATCAGAGACGAGGCCGTAGGGTGCGCTCATCCGAAGAAGCCGCCCCAGTAGAGGAGGCTGCAGTGAACGCACGATGCGACCACCGTCCAGCCGAAGCTATATTTGCCGGTGCGCGGCTGGCCGTCCTTCGCGATTGCGACGCCGAGCCCGAAGAGAAGTAGGGCCAGGACGATCATTTGCGGTGCATGGAAAGTCACGTCAATTTCCTCGCTTTGAATGTGTGTCGTTAGCTATGCACTAGCTCGCTTCTTTCGAGTGTGCAAGGTGGGACCGAGATATTTTTGGTGGAAACGTGAGAGTGGGACGAGACGCAGCGCTCGCCCTCGGTAGCTCGTGCGGCCCCTGGATAGCGTCTCGTCGAAGAAGTCCGAGAGCAGCGTGACGTAAACTGTGCGGAGATCCTCGACCACGACCATGACGACATTGGTGGCGTGCTTGTCGCGCACCCGCTGCAGCAGGAGCTTGTCGACTCCGAGCCCAGCCTGACCCGCCTCGATCGCTGCAGTGATGGACTTCTCGCGGCCGCGCCAAACGTCGACGCCTTTCTGCTCAACGATCAGCAGGCGGACGCCAGCTTCATTCTCGACCAGCTTTCCCGCTACGCGCGGTGCGACCTTGACCAAGCCCAATCGCTTCCATCCCTTGCTGATAGGTCGCAAGAGGCGTGCTGTGGACGCGGAGAAGGTAAATGGCGGTAAGGGTCGTGTCTGCGTGGATGATGCGGGGGCCATAATTCTGTCTCATCCAGGCGCCGAGCTCAGTCGGTGCCTTGTTGGGTGGGGTGTCGAGCATGATGTGGTTCGCCGCGGCGTGCAGCCGAAGCATGTCCACGATGGGGCCGTGCGTATGGTAGAGGACCAGGGCATGGCCGAAAATCTCGCGCTTCTTGCTGTTGTAGAGCGCAACGCCCTGCCAAATTCGTAGACGCTCGGTCCATGCGCGACCGACGCGTATCGTGTTCGCCACATGATCGAGGCCGGTCTCGTCGGTGAACGGGAGCGCCGGCACGAACTCGGTGCAGAGGGTCTCGAAGCTGGCGTCGGGACACACGTCGCGGCTAGCGCAGTGGTCACAGATGCGCTTGCCAGCGCCGGAGCGGTAAGCCCCGTCGCTGTCTCGGCGCACCTGACGCGTGTCGGTGTCAATCTCGATTCTCACTGTCTCACCTTAGACCGAAGCGCATGTGTGTCGCTTGGCTTTTACTGCGGAACACCCTTCGGTGTGACCGAGGTTGGGTTCACGAAGAGTCCGAGGAAGTCTCCGTAGATACCCTGCTCGCCGGTGCCGGTCCAAAGGGTGATCGCGATGTTGCCGTGAGAGCTGTCGACGCGGTAGCTCCTGGCGGTCGGAAAGTGCATGGTGCAGCCGCGCTTGTCGCGGACGATGATGCCCTTATCCATCACGCGCGAGCTCCCACCTGGCGCTTGCCAGTTTCCTTCTTGAGCATCCGCTCCATCATGAACGCGGAGCCCTCGGTAGTCGCTAGGATGTAGACCACTCCCGTAAGGCAGACTTTCCAGAACGCGCCTTGTGTAAGGCTATTCCAGACCGCACCATACAAGAGCACCTGGACGAAGAACCAAACGCCGTTCGAGGCCCAGCTGCAGCGCCGATGGTAGTTCACGTCCGCACTGTTGCGCGAGCGGCTGACAGCGGTGAACGCCATGTTCTGGACGAAGGCCGCCGCGGCGAGAAGCGGCAGCAGCACATAGATGGGGAGATTGGTCAGACTCATGCTTGCTTTACTCCTTCCCAATCTGCGAGCGGCCCCTCGATGCCGAGATACCAGTCGGACGCAGCCTTGGTGATGATGGGAACGTGACCGATCGGCCAGTAAACGCCGATCACGTTGTTGAGATTGTCGACGCCATTCCAGCGGTAGACGCGAACCTCACCGAACTGTGCGCTCGTGGCGCACCCCGCGGTGTTCTTGCAGCGGACGAGGCCCAGCTCCGTGATTGGAGCAAGCGCATACTGCGGAGGGTTGGGTTCGATGATCGACGCCAGCATCGACGCGACCGGCGTGGATCCAGAGCTGACAACGAGGCCGACCTTGAGCGTCTGCCCGTAGGCGGTCGTGGTCACATGCGTCGGGATCAGAATGGTGGCCGACACCTGCTGTGGCGCGAAGTTTACAAGGACGCTGGTGAAGTCGTAATCCGTGTTGACCTTGGCCGTGTTGTCCTTGGTCGAGAGAATTACGCTGTCAGCCTTGCTCGTGTCCGACCGATTGACGGTCATGCGAATTGGCTGACCCGCCGGCGGTGAGCTGGCATAGAGCGTATACGGTGCGGCGTTGGCTGAAGTAGCCAGCACAAGAGCGCTGGCTATCAGGAGGAGTTTCCTCATCATGCTGCGGCACTCTCTGCTTTCTTCGCCTCGGCGATGTCGATCAGCTTATCGACGCTCGTCGGATCGGCGTTCAGGTGGGCGAGGAAGTTGTCTTTGCCCTGGATGCGCGAACCTTCCCAGGTGAACCACGCGCCGCCCTGAATGCCCAGTTGGGTCAGGTAGTCCGCGCCGATATGCTCGACCATCGAGGCACACACGTCGATGTAGCCAGTGCCGTCCGGCTTGAACTTGAACACGAAGTCCTCCTTGAGGAAGGGACGGTGCGTCTTGTTCTTGACGGTCTCGGCGGTGATGTTCTGGCCGGTGACCTCCTTTGTTTTCTTGTCACGCTCCATCTGCCGGCCGAGCCAAATCCGAACCGAGCAGTAGTAGGGGAGCGAGTCTCCACCAGGCGTATAGCGGGGGTCGCCGTAAGCAACGCCGGGCTTGGTGCGAATCTGGTTGAGAAAGATCGCGAGGATGTTGTTGTTCTCGACGAAGTTGGCGAACGCCGGGAGCTCCTGCGAGCTCGCGGTTGCCAGCGCGACCTTCTCGCGCATGTTCATCGCGCCCTCGCCGCGCTCCATCTTCTCGGCGGGCACCATCGCTGCGAAGCTGTCGAACACGCAGACCAGCGGCGCCTCGAACGGAATGACGTTGGCGGAACGGAGCGTTGACATCCAGTCGATCGAGGCGTCGATCGAGCCCTCGAAGGTATCCGGCCGCTTGTAGGTGAAGATGCCAGGCTCGATCGAACCGCCGAAGCTGGCGAAGAGATTTTGGTCGAACGTCCGCTCGTGGTCATGGAACGCAGCAGCGCCGCCATGGAGCTGCGCTTCTTTCATGACGTGCTGTGCGAGCAACGTCTTACCGGACGACGATGGTCCGCTGATCTCGACGATGCGTCCAGACTGGAAGCCACCACCGCGATACTTTCCGCAGATCATCTCGTCGATGTTGGGGACGCCCGTCGAAAGGCGCAGACCGTAGGTCTTTGCCTCGTCGGACTTAACACCGCCCTTGGCGAGGGCGGCGGCCATTTGCTCGGCCAAACTCATGCGTGAAATTCCTCCATTTGCTCGAAAGGCTTGATGAATGTGTCGAGGCCGCGGAGCAGACCGGACATGCCAAGACGCATGCAGAATTGCTCCAGGGCTGGACGGTTGATCGGTTCGCGGGTCGCTTTGATGCCTACCGGAACCGGAATCTTGGGGTGGTTGAGATCCATGAGCTCAAGCGCCCACTCGAAGCGGTCGCGCAGCTCCCGCGAGCCATGGAAGTCGGTGTATTTCTTGTTGAGTTTCTTCCCCATCCGAAGCGTGGCTTCGTCCAGGTCCATGCCCAGGAACTGGTGAACATCGTCGAACGCGGCGAGGAGCTCCAGCGCTCCCTTCTCACCGATGCCGATGCGGGTGACTACATTGTCGCCGGCGTCCCCCTGCAGTGCCTTCGAGTGGACGAATGCGGTGCGGGTTCGGTAGCCGGTGAACTCCGTGAAGTTGTCCACGGTGCATTTGCGGTCGAGCTTGTGATCGAGCCACGCAACCCCAGGCTGCACGATCTGCAGCCAGTCTTTATCGCCGGTGATGAGACTGACCATGTTGCCCCTCGCGACCGTCTGTCGCGAGAGGATCGCCGCGAGATCGTCGGCTTCCATGTTGCCCGCGATCAGCTGCTTCACGCCCAGGTAGTGCAGCCCCTCGAACATATACTTGCGCTGGGAGCGGTAGCGCTCGCGCTCAGCGACTTGTTCAGCGGTAGCGGTGCGATTGCCCTTGTAGTCGGCGAAGCGCTCGTAGCGCCAGCTGCGGCCGTCCCACAGCACGACCGGCTCGGTCGAGACCCTGGCGCGCATCAGCCTGTGCATCGATTGAAGCATGCCGAAGATCGCGGTGGTCTCCTGACCGCCTGCTACGAGCTTGCCCTTCTTGCCAAGGCCATGCTGCGCGGCGTGTCCGACCGAGTTGCCGTCAATGATCGTCAACTGCTTCAACGGGAAATCCTTGAAATAGAGGGGAGCGCGGCCGCACGGTTTATCAGCCCGCCGCAGCGCTCCCCTACTGTCGCGGCAGCCTCGCAGGCATGCACCGCGCATCACCGGCGGGCAGGGTGCCCACCCGCCGGCACCTTCGCTTAGCTCAACGACGCCAGGATGGAGTCGAGGTCCGGTTCACCGGCGGCTGCAGGCTGCGGAGCAACCGGAGCCGGGGTTTCTGCGACCGGAGCAGCAGCCACAGGAGCGGCGGCCACCGGGGCAGCAGCAACCGGAGCCGGGGCGGCGGCCGGCGGTGCGACCTCCTCATATTCCGCGTCGATCGCGTGGGTGACCATCGCGGGCTGCGGAGCAACCGGAGCAGGCGCAGCTGCGGTCACCGGGGCCGCGACAGGGGCCGCTGCAGTGGCGGGGGCTGCGACCGGAGCAGCAGCAGTCGCCGGAGCAGGGAGAGCCTGCGGGGTCGGCGTTCCAGCGGTCAGCTGTGGCGGTGCGACCGAGATACCCACCGAAGCGTTCAACTTCGCCAGAGCCTCGAAGCAGCGCGCTTCCTTGCCCTCGAACAGCGCCTGGATCCAAGCGTCGAGATCGATCACCTTGTCGAGGATCGCCTGACCGATCGGAGCCTGTTTCGGCGTGACCGCCCAAGTGTAGCTCGTTTCTTTCGCCTGGCCGGTGCGCTCGACCTGATAGATGTGGCCCGTCGCAGGGTCGAACACGTCGACGCCAGTGTCGGCCCAAACCATCGCCTGGGCGAGAATGCCCTCGTCGAACGCGGTCTCGCTGACTTCGATCAACACCGGCTCATTCGGCGACTGGTTGGGGTCGTCGAGAATGACCGCGCAGAAGATGATACGCGGGTTCGCGAGCATCTCCTGATAGTGCTTCTTCACTTCGTCGGTCGGCGCAGCGCGCATTGCCTGGAAGAGCATGTCGCGAACGGGGTCAGCCTGACCGTAGGTGATCTCGCGATCTCCGATCGAACCGATGTTCTTGCCGTCGAACGACTTCAAGAAGGTCTGACCGAACCGACGCTCGATGCCCATCGTGCCCGGCGCGATGTTGGCGGGATAACCCGGCTGCGGGAGGATACGGAACAGCGTCCGGCCCGCGCGGAACTTATACGGACGAAGACCCTTCGACCGCCCTGCGGCGATCTCGCCGCGACGAAGCGCGAGACGCTCCGCGATTGACATTGCACCCTGACTCATAATCTTCACTTTCTCCTTAGCGTAGGTGTGTTGTTAATAACGCACCGAGAGCACAACTGCTCTTGGCTTTTCAAATGGCTTCGCTACGCAACCGAAGCCGGTGGTTGGTAAGTGGGGTCGCGCTCTTGTCGGCGAGCGTGGTAGCTAGCCGCGTTCTCTTGCGCGCTCCGAATGATGGTGTTGCTCTTCAGTTCGGCGCCCTTGAGGTATGCGCCCGAGGAGAGCAGATCGCGGCGAGCCTTGAAGGCGTCGTTCGCGATGCGGCAGATGCCCTCGATCTCGTCGGCATCGATCTTGATGTGCTGCGAGGCAATCCAGCGCGGGTCGGTCGCGACCGCGGCTTTCACCATCTCGGCGGTCACCCTGGTGGGGGTCTTGTTCGTGCCCGCAACTTCTTCACGAGCGGTCTCTTCGAGCTTCTTACGAATCTCCTGGGTGATACGACCCTCGATCTCGGCGACCTTGAGCGCCACCTTCTTCGCCTGCTTCTGCGCGAGCATGTATTGGGCTCCGTAGTAAGCAACACGGCCAGGCGCTTTGCGCATCGCCTCGTTGATGTCGTCGGTATCCTGCTCAAGCTCTTTGAGGAAACTGTCGAGTTCGATGTATCGCTCTAGCTGCATTGTGTCCCTTGTCTCTATGTGTGTGTTACTAGCTATGCAGTGCGCAGTCGTCAAGCGCTTAATTTGGGTTCACGAGCTCGGCGGCTGATTGGAAGACGGCCGTCAACTGATCGGTCATTTCCGGGTTGTGGTAGAGCCTGGTCGGATTGAAGCCGACGATCACCGTGGCATCGAGCTGACCGCTGAAAGCCTTGTGTCCGATCGCCTCGCCAGGCTTTTTGATGTCCGGGAAGAACGCCTTGATTGAGGCATTCCCCAACAGAACAATCACCGGCGGCTTCAAGACCTCGATCTCCTTGAACAGAAAGGGCAGGGAGATCGCGCGCTCAGTCGGCGGCACTTCTTTCTCAGCCTTCGCCTTCGGTCGGCGAGCGCAGTAGGACAGCACACAGTCGTCCCACTTGAGACCGGCGGCGTTCAGCGACGGCGCGACGAACTCACGGAAGCTGTGCTGGTCCTTCGGGTGCTGGTAGTCGTTGAACGGGTGGTCGAGGATTAGCATGAGCTTCGGCGTGTTGCCGACCTTGGTGTCCACCACCTGGATCTCCGGCATCGCCTCGCACATCTCCGCATAGATGTCCGTCAGCTTGTCATAGGCGACTTCACAGACGCGGATGTCCCGGTCGGCGATCACGCCCTGGTCGGTGAGGTCCGGCATCAGCTCGATCTGGTCCTTCTGACGGCTCGTGTCGGTGGCTGGCAGCTGACCCGGCTCGATGCGAGCGAAAGCACCGACGCGATCGAGATTCTCCATCGCCTTTGAGTTGACCGCCCTGGCTTCAACGCGGTTTCTGAAGTCCTCCATCGAGGCGAACGGACCTGGCCCCCAGCTGTGCTGTATCATCTGGCGAGCCTTGCCCCGCAGACCGTTGCTGGTCTCGGTGATTACAGGCTCGGTCGCTGCTCGCGCGGCCATGATCGCTGACGCGCCCTTCTCGCTGACGCCCATGACGGCTGACAGCGGTGCGCTGATGGTCAGGTCATTGAGCGGCTCGAACTGGTGGGTCGAGTTGTTCACGTCCGGCGGGAGAACCGTGATTCCATCCTTCTTCGCCTGCTTGACGATCGACGGCAGCGTGGAGCTCGCGATGCCCATGGAGGCGGCATAGAACTCCACGAGGTAGTGCGCCTTGATGTAGGCGGCCTGATAGGAGATCAGCGTGTATTCGACCGCGTGAGAGCGGTTGAAGGCGTAGCCGGCGAAGCCTTCGATGTCGGTGAAGAGCTTGTCGGCCGCGGCCTGGTCCATGCCGGAGAGCGTCACCGCACCGTTCACGAACTTGTCGCGCTGTTTCGCCATTTCCTCGGGCAGCTTCTTGCCCATGATCTTGCGCAGCATGTCCGCTTCACCTGGCGTGTAACCAGAGAGGACGCGCGACACCTGCATCACCTGTTCCTGGTAGCAGATCACGCCGAAGGTGGGCTTGAGGATGTCTTCGAGCTTGGGATGCGGATAGGTGATCGCTTCGATACCTGCCCGGCGTCGAACGTATGCCTCGGTCAGACCCGCATCGAGCGGACCTGGACGGTTCAACGCGTTCAGCGCGACGAGATCCTCGAACGTCAGCGGGTGGCTCTTCGCCATTTCCTTGAGCAGCCGGCGCACCGAACCGCCCTCGAACTGGAAGACACCTGCTGTCTTAGCGGTCGTGAAGATGTCCAGGGTCGCAGCGTCGTCGAGCGGAATGGCGTTGATGTCGAGCTTCACGCTATGGCGGGCGAAGATCAGCTTGATCGCCTGGTCGAACATATCGAGCGTGGACAAGCCCAGCACGTCGAGCTTGATGAGGCCCTGTTCTTCGCTGGTCCGCTTGTCCCAGTTGATGACTCTGGCGTCTCCGCGTTTCTCGATCACAGAGCGCTCGACGATCGGGATGCCCGCGACGACGATCCCCGCGGCGTGGGTGCCGTAAGTGCGCATCTTCCCTTCGAGGGTCGCGGCGATGCTCCAGACACCGGGATTGGCCTTTGCCCACTCGTCGAGCTCCGGCGCATTCTCGCGCGCTTCTGTCAGCGAATGGGTGACACCGTGCGTGTCGCCGATGTGATGCTTCACCCTTGACGGGTCAGCGCCGAATATCTTGCTCACATCGTTGAGAGCCGACCTGGCACCCAAGGTGTTGTAGTTGACGATGCCGGCAACCTTGTCGGCGCCCCAACGCTGCACGAGATAGTCGACCACTTCCTGTCGGCGAGTGGACATGAAGTCGAGATCGGCGTCGGGGAGATCGAGGCGGTCGGGGTTGATGAACCGCTCGAAGAGGAGATCGAACCGGATGGGGTCAACGTCTGTGATGCCCATCAGGTAAGCAACGAGCGAGCCACCCACAGAACCTCGGCCGGGGCCGACATAGATCCCATTGCGCTTCGACCACTGCACGAGATCCTGCACGAGCAGGAAGTATTGCGCGAAGCCCAGGCGCTTCAATGTGTCCAGCTCGAACTGGAGGCGGGGCAGATAGTTTGCCTGGAGCTCCGCGACGGTCGGTTGGTGCGCGAGGACCGGCTTGCTGAACCGCTCGCTCCAGCCCTTCTTGCATTCCTTCACGAGCTCGGCGTCTGGATCTGCGGCGAGGACGGGGAGCGATGCGTCCTGCTTCGACCATTTGTAGCCGCTGCAGAGCTGCACGAGCTTGTCCGTATTCTTGAGGCCGTCATGGAAGTCGGCTTTGACGTTCTCCTTGTAGCGCTCCTCGATCTTCCTGGCCGCGTTTACCGCACCCAAGGCGAGCTCGCTCGCGGTGAACGGCTGATAGCCGGTCGCCGGCCGGAGATAGTCGGGGTAGGGGCGCCGCTCTGCGATCGAGGCGATCACCGAATAGGAGAGGGACTGACCAGTTTCGAGCCAGCAAACCGGAGCACTGACAAGCGGCTCGAAACCGAGCGCTCGTCCGATCTTGATCGCTCGACGGTTCTGTCGCGAGAAGTAGGGCGTTCCGTATGGGGCAAGCTCGTAGAAGCGCGCTGCGAAGCGTTTCGCTGCGACCAGTCTCGCTAGACCTTTGACCGCTGCCTCGCTGCTGACGACGCTCTCTGTGTCACCTGTGGTCAATGCCAAGCAGTCGTCGCTTAGCAGTTCGATCAGATCGTCCCAGGTGACGCGTGGGACATAGTAGAAGCGGTCAGTCTGGAAGCCGCGGGTGAGCAGGCGATAGATCGACCGCATGCCTTCTTCGTTGACCGGGAACAGTTTGATGTAATGCTCGTCCGCTTCCTTCTCGGCCGCTTCGATCACACGGACCCGCACACCGATGAGGAACTGCTTGCCGAGCTTCGTGACCGTCTTGGTGCCGTCAATCAGCGACGTGACGGACATGGTGTCGACAACGCCGATCACGTCAGCGTTCGCCTTTGAAATACAGTCACCCAGCTGGTCGGTGCTGATAATTGATTCTCCGAGCGACAAATCGGTTCTGACGCCCAGCAAGCTGTGAATTTTGGTCACTGAATCTCCGCGATTTTGGTTTTCTTGTTGAAGTTGATGCGACCGCACCGCTGCAGGAA